CCTGCCCCAGCCCCAGCCCCCCGCCCCAAACCCAGCAGTCCGCCGAATCGGCCTGCTGGGGTTCCAGCTGGTTCAACGTGGAATCCATTTTATGAACGATGGAGAGCACCAACAGGTACTATGTACAAGACGGATGGTACAAAAGATTCAAAACAATTTCCGACAACAGGAGGAAACAGAACGCGCCGCTACCAAGATAAAAAAAACCGTCAAACAAGAAGATATAATTTCCAATAAATTACTTTACAAGACGAAGAAACTCGTCTATAAGATTCAGCCATTTTGTACCCGGATCTTCCGCATTCAACAAATCAAACGTAGCTTCTGCATTCGTATTCAAATGCAAAACCTGAAGATCCGTAGACAACAACCACTTTTGGTGATAAGAGTGGCAATTTTTCAAATATTCCAACGGAATCGCGCTTTCGCCTTCGCGCGCCCTCTTGGAAACGCGCTGGAAACAAATTTCCGCGTCCGTATCCACATAAACGACCGCATTCAATTGAAACGCGCTTTCGTACAATTCGAAATATTTGTCATAGATTTGGTACATGACGGATTCGATTGTGCCGTCATCGTGTAACATTTTTGCGAAAATATGTTTATCGGCGTCCAAAGATCGCTCACAGATGATAATTTCGCAATCGGGATTCGCTTCAACGAGCAGTTGCAGAGCCCGTAGACGCGTCGAATAGGCCATGATTTGGAAGGCGAAAGCATAGGTCTTGGGATCCGCGTAAAATTTAGATAAAATGGTTGCGCCATCTTTATCCTTGATTTTGGCCCATTCTTCTACAGGTTCTCTTAGGAATAGTATTTTAGAAGATGTTGCGTACCACGTTTCCAGCTTGGAAAGAAGCGTGGTCTTTCCAGCGCCAATATTTCCTTCGAGAGATACGATAATCATGGTGTTAGAATTACGTTTGTAAATAACGTAATTCTAGGTTCAATTTTTTTTTGTTTTTTTCATTCCCTTCTTTTTCTTTCGTCGCGTATTGTTTTTCTTTCGTATATTTTTTCTGGTTTTTTTGTTATTACGGCGAATATGCTTTTTGTACATATTTTTCAAATTCAATAAATAGCGCAAAAGTTGCTTGGGTAATTTTCTATTCAAATGAGATCTTTTACCCCCTGTCTTTGTATTACCATTCTGGTTATTCTTAGGAGGCGGACGAAAATACGGATTCACCTCCTCGTCCGACTCCTCTTCCGCATCATCATCGGGAGGAGGAGGAGGGGGATAAGGAGTCTGAGAAGAAGGCTGAGAAGAAGAAGGCGGAGAAGGAGTCTGAGGAGAAGGCTGAGTAGAAACGTCTTCGTCATTATCACCCGATAATTTTGGACCGTCATTATTTTGTTTTTTTACTTCTTGGTCAATGCGTCCAATAAATTCATTCAATATAATTTTCATATCTCTTTCTTTCATTTGTAATTCTGGTTTTTCTGCGGTGGGAGACAGTAAGCGTTTATCTTTTAAAAAAAGAAGAATTTCTAACAAATTCCTACGCCAATTATTTTCATTAATAAGATCAATTGGTTTTGTTACGTTTCCTAAGTTTAAATTTTTTAAATCCATTGGTTTGACATCGCTGACTTTAATATTACTGATAAAAGTATCTTCATCCTCATTTAGATTATTAAATGCCTTTACGTCGCTAGACACCAAAATTTTATTTTTAATACTCGGATCGAATGCATCCTCTTGGTCAATTGCTTCCGAAATATATAAATATTTTACACTCACAATTCCGCATCCTCCAGAACATATCTCAAAACGTATAACGTAAAAAAATACATCCTTATCTCCCAAGTCATTAATAGGTACAGCACCTAGACCAGCGGTTAAATCTAATTTTATTTTTTCAATCCGTTCCTCAACTTCAGATATTCCCTGAGAACCACTAAGATCAGCAATAGTACCTTTATTCTCAACGCTATTACCTTCGGGAGCGCCATCGTATTCTCTTTCAATTGGAACACATTGTGGAGTAGAAAACATATCTATTTTATTATCAGACGTTAAATGAAAATTCCCACAAGCAAGGAATTGTCTAGAAGGAAAATAAAAATAATTTTGTTTAGGTGGTTCGGCAAGAGTATGTTGTACAATTCTATTACAAAATTTTTGTATAGGTAAGGCGCCTTCTTTCTTTGTTATAGCGTTTAAAATTTTTTCATTACTTTTGTAAAACCCAAATGCATTATCAACTGTGTGAAGATTATTTTTAAATAATATTTCTTTATCAGTATATTTTAATATTACGAAAACTTCGCCGTCTACTGAGAAATTATATTGATCACTTTTTTTATCAAAAGGTAATTCCTGGAATTTGTCGTACAATGTTGGAGTACTATCCGCATAAGAAGTGAATGTAGAGCCATCTGAAGAGAGGGGGCCTTTTTTGTTGTCGTTTGACTCCAGACTACCGTCAATCATATATATTATATAGTTATATAAAAATCTAAATTAACAAAAGCAGAAATCAATAAAGGATCACGGTCCATGCGAGAAACCCAAAACCAATATAAATCATCCTTTTCTTTCGCTGTTTCTTCAAGAACCGGCTTATAAAACCCAATACAAAATTCGACGGAATGAGAAAAAAAACAAAACGGTCTAGAAACACGAACGGGTAAAAGAGTGATTTTATCCAATAAAACCATCATATGCGAATATTTGCGCGGCGGCCCTTCTTCGCTAAAATGAACCAATCCTAAATACCCTTCCTCCGTTTCTTGGAAACAAGTCGATCCGCGGATTTTCTGGAACCACGGAAAATGGATTTCTTCAGATAAAACAATTTCTAAACGGGAACCACGTTCGTCTGCGACTAATTTGCCGATTTCAAACGGATGCCATTTATAAATGAAATACTCAGTCTCTTTATCCAGTGGATGCTGAACCGGAATCCAGTTTTTCTCAAACCAACTATCGGGATTCGGGGGTTCTATTAAAACGGCATTAGAGTAACTCGCAGTTTCCTGACAATAATCACCGATGATCATGCGTCCTCGACCATTGGGCGAAAAATCAATATTTGTTGCAATAAATCGGAGCCGGTCTTGGAACAAGTAGAGTCGAATATCTTCTAAACCGATGGAACAGGGATTGAAAATCGTTCGTGTCAAATCAACGGACGAAGCATTCATTTCTCGATAATCCAAGGGCGCCAAGTTGTCATCTAGAACAGAGACAAAATTCTTATTTTGGATTAGACCCGACCCATCGGAATAATGATACGCCCCTCCATCGCTAATCAAATAATTCACATATCGGGTATTTAATAAATGCTTTCCTTCAAATTGGACATAAGCGGCAGAAGATGGGTGAAAATGATCTACTGTAGGATATGGATAAACGACGGAAGATTGAATGGCCAGTGGTTTCACGATGAATTCATTGGGAATTTGGATACAACGGTCATTGTGATCGGCGTCATACCAAATGGGTTTCCAATCCGAAACATGCTCTAACCAGGCCCAAATATTCACCTCCCAAAGCAATTTCTTCTTCTCTTCTAAGAAAATGGGAAAATGGTGGCGATACGTATCGCAAAATCGTAGGACCGAATCTTTATCGCCCATAAAAAAACAGCCACAGAAGCGCCAATGGATATGTTCCATATGATGATCGTGTCGGCCAATATCCCATTTGCCCCAGCATCCTGGGATCAAGAATCCCGGTTTTTCTGTAGCGTATTCCGAGATAATCCGGAGCTGCGCTTGACTTTTCTTGATGTCGCGAAACATGTAGGCGATGCTGAAATCAATCCAGGCAAAATGCGTGGACCCAAATGGATTCATTTCAATAGAGGAGCGCATGAATTCCATTTTGCTGTTTTGCAAAATGATATATTCTTCGGTGTCCTTTTCTATACTTCTCGCGGAAGGCAGAGTGTATTCGCCGCCACCAACAGATTTATATTGCCGGCATAAATTGGCGACCCAGGTGTCTTGGATGTCGATGGTTTTCAAAATATAAATATTCGGGAACTCTTTGGCCATTTCTTTTATGGCGTCTTCGCAGTCGGGACTTAGAATGACACAAAGCTGAATTCCGGATTCGGCGAGTACACGAAAATGGCGCAGGCGCCATTCGTTGTATCGCTCGAGAGGAACGGCGTCTTTATAGATATTTAAGTAGGCGGTGACAAAAGTGACGCGATTTTTTGACATAGTATTATATTCTTGGAATATAATAATACGGTTTTCGTTTTTAAGCAAATTTTTAACAATAAAATTTATTACACCGTTTCACCTTTCAAACACCGATTGTTATACAAAGGTGATTTATCGGTAAAAAGTAACAGTTGCCTAATGGTTGTACTACGTATCTTTTTCAGCGTCAGATCCATGCATAGGCTCAGGGATAGTGTCAACTGGGTCAGGGATAGTGTCAACGGTCTCAGGGATAGTGTCAACGGTCTCAGTGATAGTGTCAACGGTCTCAGATTTAGCTGCATTGGTAGAAGCCGGTTTAGCGTCATAAACTGGCAATGGGTTTTCTGCAGGAAATATCTTTTCTAAATTTTCGCGCGTTAAACTGTAATTGTGTGATTCATCTTTACGTTTTCCTACAAAATAACCATTATATACATCGACGCTATTCGGTAAACTTTCTTTGGCAATACTGTATTCGGGGACTATATCCGTAAACATGAGTATGTCTAATCCCTTTAGATTTTCTGCCTTGCGCTCCGTATGACCAACCTTGTTAAAATCAAAATCATTTATAACATCTTCTATATTTTTAAATTTAAAAATATTAGTATACTTAATAAGGTTGGTAGAATCTTCTTTTATATACTGGAATCCACTACTATTATAAATAAAATACCGAGGTTCTTTTGTATGTGCAAAAAAAATACCATTATACCCTTCTTTTTTATCAAACATATTGTAATTCTTGTAATCCTTAGATACGGAAAAAAACCAATCAGAATACTGCGTATTTTTACGCAATAATAGTTCTGCTATTTTATTGAGAAATACTACGCTCTTACTTTCCGTGTAATCGTACAATCTATATGTATATTTAAAATTATAAAAGAAATAGAATCCGTTGCCAGTATCATTTTTGTTTTCATCGAGTATATGAACATGTAATCCAGTGCAAAATCCTAAATCCACTTCGTTATTAGCAGTTTTTTTATTGAGTGATTTTTTAATGCGTTGTTCATTGGGTGACGCTCGATTCGCTAATGTATTTTCCAATATTTGTTTAAAGTCTATTCGATCTCCCGGCGTCTGAGCTCCCGGCGTCTTAGCTCCCGGCGTCTTAGCTCCCGGCGTCTTAGCTCCCGGCGTCTTATCAAATAGACCCCCGCCTTTTTTGCTGCGATTTCTTTTAGTAAGTTTTTTACTAAATCTTTTACTTTTTCGTCTTTGACGCATAGTATTTTTTTTCCCCATATAAAATAACATATATTATAATTTTGAAGAAGAGGTCTATAAAGCTCAACGACGAGATGGAGCTGGATATTGAGCTGGAAGCGGAGGTGGATATTGAGCTGGAAGCGGAGGTGGATATTGAGCTGGAAGCGGAGGTGGATATTGAGCTGGAAGCGGAGGTGGATATTGAGCTGGAAGCGGAGGTGGAATTGGATCTAGAGATGAATCTTGAGTTGAATCTTGAGATTGACCTGGACCTGGAAGCGGAGGTGGAATTGGATCTAGAGATGAATCTTGAGTTGAATCTTGAGATAGAGCTGGACCTGTAAGCAAAGGTGAAATTTTATCTTGAGATTGACCTGGACTTGGATCTCGAGGGTTATCTGGCCAACAACTTAGAATTTTTCTTAAACGTAGACTTTTAATTTCATTTGGTGGTGTATAGTCTTTTTTTGGTATATCAATAAAATATGCATATATTGAGTTATATTCCAAATCGTGATTCGCGTTGTCTATCACTTCATCAACTTCAATCCAACGCGGACGTGTATAAAACTCAGCTTCAAATACATCAAAAACTTGATTCTGACCGCCTGAACTTTCGCGGTTATAACGGTTATAAAATAATATATTAGATTCTGGGTTTTCTTTATCTTTATAAGTAGAAACATCTTTAAAATTAAAATTATTTATAACATCTTCTATTTTTTCAAATGTGAAAACACAATACTTCCTGTTAAAAATTGATTTATCTGCATTTTCGATTTTTACGTGTTTGTATAATATGCTGGGTTGTTTGTAAGGTTTACTATTGCAATTATATTGTTGCGTGTATGCAAAAAAAATGCCATTATATCCTTTTTTAAATATATCGAATTTTTTGTCGCTTGTGTCATCCAATCTTCCATCTTTGTCTTCTTTAAACTCAACAGCTGTAGAAAGCGAAAGACTATAGTCCGAACCATTATACGCATAAGCTTCCTCTTGCAACTCAGTCATAATATGAAAATCCCTAGTATTTTTTGCTATTTCTTGGAGAAATTTTGCAGTGTTGCTCCGTATCAATGCAATTTTACCAATTTGCCTTGAAATAAACGCACGCGCATTGCCGAAGAAACTCGATGAATTTTTTTTCAAGTCGTTCTGAGGAGTATAATTATAAAAGAAAAAGAATACGAAATTTTTATCCGTATCATACGTATCAAATAAACAAACGTGCAAGGCCGTGCAAAACCCCAAATTTTTTTCACAATAAGATATTTTTTTATTGATTAATCCATCCTCTAATTTTTTACTAAAGTCTATTCGCTCGCCAATGTCACCGCCGCCCCTCGTCTTTCTGCTGCGATTTCTTTTAGTAAGTTTTCTAGTATTTCTTTTACTCATTCGTCTTTGACGAGTAGTATTTTTTTTTCCCATATAAAATAACCTATATTTTATATGTCCTGCTAAATGTATCATAAAAGATTACAAAGGAATCGAAGGGTATTTTGTATCACATTCGGTTATTTTTACGGGATCAATACTCGGTTCAATAATAACTACGAATCGCAGAGAAGCATTGTTTGTAGTATCCGTGTAACAAGGGTAGTATCGCCGCGATTGAAGTCCTCCGCCACCACCACCATGTGACTTTGGTACATAATTCACCGCTTCGACCAGCGAAACGACCCTCTTTTCACTACGCAACGAAGTTTCTTTGAAACCTTCATCATTGTCCTTTGCCAAAACAAAACGATAGCCGAGGATCTTACAAACCTCGCGAACCGCATTTTCATCGGAATAAATACGGTAAAGATTCACATCGACGATTTCGTCCATCACTGGAGGCAAATCGACCGCTTCCAGGTTAAGAACGTTCTTTGACGAAAGCATAGTCGGATTTGCCGACACCTTACCCTTCTTCTTCTTGAACCCGGCGGTTTGATACGAATTCGTTCCAAATGGGTCAAGATAGGTCTTTTCATACTCTTCAATGGCTTTGATCGAAGTTCGGTGAGGACCCGTCTTATGCCCGGCTTCAATATCGGCGCGCCAGTATCCAGTCATACGCCCAGTGAGACCTTGAATTTGGACGTTATTGTCTACGACTTTTGTGTAGTACTCGTGCGTCGCGCCAATGCGGAGTTTCCAGCGATTTGGGATAAGATTCGCCCGGCGAAAGAATCCTTTTACACCGAGAACGATATGTTGAGTCAGCGGTTCTTTGAAGAACTCCTTGATTTCGTCTTCCGAAAGGCGGTCAGTTGAAGTATGATTTCTGAACGCCACTCCTTTACGAATGCAGGCATTTTGAACGAAATGGACAATCTTTGCGGTCAAACGTACCAAATGAACTCTAAAATCACGACCGTAATTGTCTATAATATCTTCCTGAACCCATTTTTCGGCATTTTCCTCGGAACCGAGAGAATAGAATTGTTTGACAATTTCTCGATCCAAGAAATCTTTATGACCGAAATAGGAAGCGGGAATGGTCATTTTATAAAGTTCATGCAGCTGTCCCCATCGGTAAAGATCGTAAAGTTCTTTTATCATCGTGGCGCTAATGAAGACAAACCTGTTATTGTGCTCCTCCATATGTTTAACGTCCAATACACCGGCTTCCTTCAACGTGTTATGAAGTACTTGACACTCTTTATCGCCGGCGTCAATCTCGTCAATGATGCACAAACCATTGCGGATATTTACGAGTTCTGCTTTTGAAAGTTTGCCGTGATGAAATATTTTGTCCTTGAAACAGGTCGGCGCTTTGTCGATCATATCTTTTTCCCACCCGGCGTTACTCATTCCGGTAATAATTCTTACATTCGTGGGATTCACTACAAAATCGTCGTCATTGTGAGTGGTTAGGAGTTTTGCAATTTCAATCATAAGACCATCGGCGCCCACTTTGGTCTTCTTTTGAATGCTAATAACACGACGATTGTTTTTATAGAACTTTTCTACGATATTATTTGCGTCCTCCATTTGATTTGGAAAGATGTATTCGGCGGTTGCTTTGTCGTCGCCCTCGAGAAAGAGCCGATGATTAGTTGCTCTCGCCGAGTTGTAGGATTGTAGTACATCTTCGCGTCTCGCGGAAATTAGTTCACTTGGGGAGGACATTTTATACAATAAAAATTGGTGAGATTCAATAATCAATTTTTATTTTTTATGGTTCTTAGTATCTTGGTG